ATGCAAAATACGGTAAATGAATTACGAGGAACATATAAGTTGTCAGATAATGACATCCAAGATTTCTTGCAGTTCACTACTAAACCAAAGGAGCAAGTAGGTTTAAATAACTTAGTAAAGCTCTGGCAGATGCAAAGCGGTAATTCTGTTGCGAACAACGATACAATGGAAGCGGTAAATGCGGCTAAACAAGCACCCAGAACTGCTGGTGTACTTCAAGGACAAGCTCCGCAATCCCCTAAAACGGATTCGGATAAAGTCTTTGAAAGCATTATGGGGACAGGTGCTGGAGCGGCTTTACCATAATAATAAACACATACTAAGAGGTATATAAATGGCAATATCATTCAATACTGGATCATTAAAATCCAGCGATATTACTGCTCAAACTTCTGATGCAGGTGTAGGACAAAGACCCGATAGAAGACGGATTTTTAATTTTGGCGACAGAGTTGCTGAATTAACTCCGGAAGAATCACCATTCTTCGTCTATCTAAACAATGTCTCTAAAGCACCTACCGATGACCCAGTGTTCCGTTACCTAGAAAATAGGAATAAAATCAGCTTTACAGATCGTTCTTTTCTAATTAAAGGTGCAGTTGGCACTGTTGCCGCAGGTTCTTCGTATTCATTTACTGTAGATACTGCTGGCGGTGCGGCTGTTGAATATTTAGTTAAAGGAATGGTTTTTTCTGTAGCAACAGTTGATGATGCTAATGGATATGGTCAAGCATTGGTAAGAGTAGATGGTGCAATTTCGCACAATGCAAGTGATTCTGTTTTTTCAGGAAAAGTGATCGATGTATCAGCAGTTTCTGGAAGTAACAGCATTGGAAACAATGACGTAGCACAAATTATTGGAACTTCATACGAAGAAGGTTCTGGTTCTCCAGACGTTTTTTCAAGTGAAATTGAAGATGGATTTGGCTACACTCAGATCTTTAAAACAGCGGCTGAAATGACAAACACAGCATACGCTACACGCTATCGTGGTTATCCCGATGAGTGGAGTCGTATCTGGGCTACTAAGCTCAGAGAGCATAAGATTGACATTGAAAGAGCTATGCTCTTCGGTCAAAAAGCTCGTGTTGGTGGTATTCAGTACACTGAAGGTCTAGTTGGTCACATTGTAAAAAATGTAAGCCCTGTTGTAGATAACAGTGCTTTTAGTTATTCTTCTGGAAGTGCTTATCATAGAAGTGTAGCACAGTCTGAGATGACTTACGATAGGTTACTTAGTGATCTTGAAGTAATTTTTGATCCGGCTCGTGGTGGTGCTTCTGACAAGCTAGTTCTATGCTCATTACCAGTGATTACATTCTTTAATAAGTTAGGTTCAGATGCTTTTTTAAGCTCTTCTTTAGCTTATAATAAGAACTCTGGCGAGCAAGGTACTCCTACAGCAACAGGAACAAATCAATCTCCAATGCGTTATAATATGTCTGAAAGACAAGGTGCTTTTGGTCATAGCATTATGGTTATTGATACGATTCATGGAAGACTAAACCTAGTTAAAGAGCCTCTATTTAGAGGTCAAGCTTCTGGCTTTATGCTAATGGCTGATATGAGTCAACTAGCTTACAGACCTTTAATTGGTAATGGTATTAATCGTGACACACAAGTAATGACTAACGTACAGTCTGCTGATGAAGATCTAAGAAAAGACATGATCTTAACTGAAGCAGGTCTAGAAGTTACTCTAGCTGAGTCTCACGCATTATACAACCTAGAAGGAGTATAAGATGAGAAGTGATGTATTAAATAAAAATAGTAGTAGTCATTTACAGTTTGAACCAGCGGCAAAAGAAGTTGTTGATTTAGGTGCAAAGAAAATTGTTTCTTTTGCCGGATCATTAGCTGGAAGTACTGCCGCTGATACTCAGTACGCTGATAATGATATCATGGTTGAATTGGGTGCACTAGATGTTAGTGTTCCTAGTGGCTTAGGTACTGCACAAAAAATACTAATTGAAAAATGTATTTTTTCATGCACAACTGCGGCTGGTCAAACTTTGATAGGCAATATTCAGTTAAGTGCAACATCAGGTTCTGCTGAAAATGGAGCTGTATCTAGTGGTACAGAGATATTTGGAGCTGGTGCTAGTATGGTTGCACCTGATGGATCTGGAGCAACTACTGGTTATACCGAAGCTGATTTAAATTTTAATTCAGTTGGTATAACTTATGCTTCTCCGCATATAGCTGTTGCTACAAGCTTAGTTAATGTTTATGCTTGTACTACAACAACCTTAAATGCTGATGCAACTGCTGGAAGATTCAGTCTTCAAATTGAGTACTCTATCATTTAATCCGAATACATAAGGATAACAGTTTATAGTACTGTGGGGAGGTTCAATAAAAGTTCCTCCCCAAAACTATGAAAGAATTAATTATGAAAAAGAAATGTATACATTGTAACCATCCTAATAAAGAAGGGTGGTTTTATTGTAAGAAGTGCGGTAAGAAAGCTTCAGAAAGCATATTTACTACAAATATGTATATGATGTCTGCTATGGGTAAACGTACAGATGTAGAAATATCCGCACAAAGTATTGATCAAAATGCAAAAGAGATGAGAGAAAGACTTCATGGCAACATTTGAAGCACAGGTAGAATCATTAGCTTCTATTTCTATAGATAGTAGTGGTACTACTCCAACTCAATCAGAACTCACACAATTTTTAACAGATGGTGCTAAAGAAGTATTAAATGCATTACCTAAAACTAGACAAAAATTATTCACTACTTCTAATGCATTAAATGATAGTAGTCCTACTTTAACTTTAGGAGGTTCTGAAGTATTTGGTGTTGTTAGAAATGATGATACTATTAATCAGCCTTGCAGAGAAATAGCACCTCAATTAGAAGGTAGAGTTAAAGATTCATCTGATATGGCATTTGCAACAGCAACAGACCCTGTATTTTTTGTAAGAGATAATGTATTAAATATTATTCCAACCCCTACAAATGCTCAAAGTGGAATTGTTCAAACATTGAATTATCCAGCGGTAGCTTTTAATGATTCTGCTATAGCAAAGTTTCCAGATGATGGAGAATATTTAGTGCCCTTATATGCTACAATAAAAAGTTTAGAAGCATTATATAGTGGGGAAGAAGATATAGAATTGTATATTCCTATTATAAATCAATTTAAGGAAGATTATAAATCTGGTTTAGCACAGCTAGTGAGGTAATATGTCACATTCAATACATACATTAACAGTAAAACAAATTATTAGTAGGGTTAGACAGGTATTCCCAGAAGCTCCTGAAACATATATTATGTCTTTAATAAATGATGCTATAAATGAAATGGGTGAGTATTCACAAAAGTCTATATCTGCTAAAATAGATATACTAAAAGATCAAACAGCTTACAACATTGGTGATAGTGCTACTGATTCTAGTAGTGAGTTATTAGGTATTAATAAAATCTATCGTATAGACATATTAGATAATGAAGGTGATTATATTAAAATACCTAGAGTTTTAGATGGTGAACCACTTATGTTTGACATAAATTCAGAGAGTTCAGGAATCAAAGATCCGGGCGATTAAATTATGGCACTAGCAGCAGAAGTAACAAAAATAGTTTGTAGACCAGATGAGTCAGGCAATAAACAAAGTACATATTTTTTTATTAATGCTATTGAGGTAGATACTACTACAAATGTAGGATTTAAAACGGTTGAATATTATGTTTGGTTTGATGTTTCTAGTGGAGGATCAGATCCTTCTTTATCTGGAAAGACAGGTATAGAGGTAGACATATCTACAGACGCTAGTGCTTCTTCAGTTGCATCAGCCTTAGCAACCGCATTGCATTCTATGGCAAATTTTACAGCTTCAATTGATTCTAATACTGTTACAGTAACAAACGCAAATAGAGGTAGCGTTACAAATGCTTCTGATTTTAATAGTACGCATACAATAACTACTACTACTGAAGGTACAGGTCAGTTAACAGGTAATGTAAAACATCCTGAGAATCAAATTTTATATTACATAAGGGGTGACCATTTAAGTTTAGTAACTACATACTCGTCTAGTGCTGAGACTAGAACTTCTAGGAAAGCGTATCAAGCAATAGACCACAATATGGTGAATGGAATGCTTATACATTATTATGGTAATCCTAAAAAAGTTACTGCAATTACAGATACGCCAGATGTGGATAATTTATTTCACTCTGCTATTGTAGATTATGTAAAGAAATGTTTATATATGGATAGGGCTGGCTCTACTGGTGATGCTGGTAGATCACAGGTAGCAATGAATATGATGGTGCAGCATGAAAGAAAGTTTAATAACGCCATAAAAAAATATGGCAACAGAAAAAGAAGTAAAACAGGAGGAACTAGAGCGATAGTTCCAGCAGATTTTAGATAATAGTTAATTTGCCCTAGTGGCGGTGGTGGAGGAAGTCAAGGAGTAATCAATGGCTGATATTAACAAGTTTACAACAAAAGAAGTATTAAACAAGGTACTTTTAGATTCATCTGGCAATTCAGTTGCCGCATTTTCACACACAACTCAAGAAGCGTTAAACGCTGTATTAGATTCTGCAAATAGCAGATTAAACGTATCACTAGTAGGTGGTACAATATCTGGTGACGTTACTATAAGTGGTGACTTAACTGTAAGTGGTGATAGTGTTGCTAATGTAAGTGAAACTATAACTGGTTCTATGCAAGTAACAGGCACTGATAGAAGTTCATTTAATAAAACATCTTCTGCAACAGACTCTACAAGCGGTGCTTTAGCTCTTAGGCATGTAACAGATGCTAATATGATTGACAACTTTGGAGCTAGTTTAGATTTTCAAATTGAAGATAGTGGAGGCTCAACAAGCACTATAGCTAAAGTTGCTGGAGTAAGGGATGGGGCAGATGTTCAAGGTGCTTTAGTATTTCAAACAGCTAATGTTGCTGGTACTAATACTGAAAGAATGCGTATTACTAATACAGGTAATGTAAAAAGTGGTAATGCTGGTGGATGGTATTTATATAATGCAGCACCAAGTAGTACAGTTCCAGCCTATGCATTTGCAGATGATACTGATACTGGAATGGGGCAAGATGGTGGAAATAATCTTACATTTATATCAGGCGGTTCAAAAAAATTACAACTCGATGCTAACTCTCGCATTAGTCTTAGTAATAATGATGCTGGTGGTGACAATACAATTTTAGGTTATGATGCTGGTAATTCTATTGTAAGCGGTGCAAACCAAAATGTTATTATTGGAAATGAAGCTGGTTTATCCGCTAATAGTGCTTCTGTTGATAATAATGTTATTATTGGGAATCAAGCTGGAACTGGTGGTTCAGGTATTATGTCGGGTTGTATATATATTGGAGCTTCGGCTGGTACTACTACTCACGTAAGAAATCAATATGACAATACTTTTATAGGTAAGGATGTTGCTAAACTAGCTTTTGGTGGTCAATCTGATAACAATGTTGGAATTGGTTCAGGAGCTATGTCTACTGGTTCATTAAATGCTGCTAGTAATAATGTAGCTGTTGGTAAATTTTCTTTAAAAGCAATTACAGCTGGTGGCAATAATGTCGCAGTAGGGGCAGAAGCATTGGATGCTTTAACAGGTGGTTCATTTAATGTGGCAATTGGTTCACTAGCTCTATCGGCTGAAGATACTGCAACTGGTAATATAGCAATAGGTTATAAATCATTAGAAATTCAAAATGGCAATGGTAAAAATGTTGCTATTGGTTATCTGAGTTCCTCAAGAAATACTACTGGTGAAAAGAATGTAATGGTAGGATATGAGGCTGGTCTTGGAACTGTAAGTGGGAATTGGAGTAAAAATGTAGGAGTTGGTCATAATGTATTATATAAATTGCAAACTGGTGAACAAAATGTAGCTTTGGGCGATAGTGCTGGATTTAATATCACAACTGGTAGCGATAATATTTTAATGGGTGCAAGTGCAGGAGCTGCAATTACAACAGATATTAATGTTGTAGCAATTGGCTCTCAAGCGTATTCATCTCAAGATACTTCTAATGATGCTGAATTTAGTAGTGGTCATGGTAGTGGTAACATTGCTATTGGTTACGAATCAATGAAACTTTTCAATCAACCTAATTGTTTAAGAAATACTGCCGTTGGTTTTCAAACAATGTCGACTGGTAGTTCTCATGACCCACAAGATAGCGTTGCAATAGGATTTAAAGCATTAAGACAAGTAAATGATGGCGATAGAAATACTGCTATTGGTTCAAGGGCGGGAACTTCTATTTCAAGTAGCGATGATTGTACTGCAATAGGATTTCAAGCTCTTAAATCTCTTACTACTGGAAATTCAAATCTTGCAATAGGGTTTGAATCTTCTCTTGAATTAGTTGGAGGTGCTGGAAATATTACGCTTGGGCATCAAGCGATGTCAAATGCAACTGGAATTTCATCTGCTATTTTTATTGGTTCAAACGCTGGAGATGCAATTACATCAAGTATAGACCCTAATGGTACAATCGGAATTGGAGATAATGCTTTAGGTGCTTTGACATCAGGTGCTGGTAATACTGCTATTGGGTATTTAGCTGGAGAAGAATTAGTAAGCGGAAGCGACAACACAATTCTAGGTTATAGTGCAGGTAGAAATTTAGATGCAGGTGAGTCAGGCAATACTATTATAGGCTCATTGGCTATGTCAGAAATTAATAATGACTCTCAATCTAATTGTATAGCCATCGGACTCAGAGCATTAAAAGGAAATGTTTCTTCAGACGGAGTTACAAGTGGAGCACCAACGCTTTGCGTTGCCATAGGTAATGATGCAATGTCTCATACAAATGTAAGAGGAAGTACTGGAAATATTGCGATTGGAAATGCAGCGATGGACTCAACTTTTGGCGGAACTCTTACAGATTGTATTGCTATAGGCAGAGATTCAATGCACCACGCATCAAACCAATTAAATGGAGCAATTGGTTCTATAGGAATTGGAGCATTCTCATTACAAGCACTTACTACTGGTGGTCAAACAATTGCTATTGGATATAAAGCTGGAGAAAGACACACTACTGGCTCATCTTGTGTTTATGTAGGAGATGCTACAGGAGACCATTGCACAGATGGTAATAGAAATACTGCTATTGGAGGAGCAAGTCTTAGTGGTAACGCAGATGACGATAATACAGCAGTTGGATATAATGCATTAGGGGTTTGCTTAAGTGCTGATAATACTGCGGTAGGCTCAAAAGCTGGAAATAGTATTAGTACTGGAGCTGAAAATACACTATTAGGATATAATGTTGATGTTGCAACAGAAGATAATACAAACAATATTATAATTGGAAATAATTTGACTGCTACAGATAAAGATAATGCAGTATTTATTGGCAATGATACTAATCACATTGAAAATGATTTTAACGCAGATGCTACTTGGAATTACTCTTCAGATGAAAGACAAAAGAAAAATATTAAAGATGATACTTTAGGTCTTGAGTTTATAAACGATTTAAGACCAGTAACATATAAACATAAATCTCCAAGTGAATTTCCAAAAGAATGGAGTGCTTATGATGCTGATGATAAAGAGCCAATGGGTGGAGATAAAACTATACACGGTTTAATTGCTCAAGAAGTTAAACAAGCATTGGACAATCAAGGCGTAGATACATTTGGTGGGTGGTCTGTTGGAGATGATGGTAGACAAAGAATATCCGCAGAAAAAATGGTAATGCCATTAATTAAAGCAGTTCAAGAGTTATCTGCTAAAGTAGAAGAATTAGAAGCAAAACTTTCTAAATAATAACAATAACAAAGGAGATAAATAATGGCTAAAAAAGAAAAAGAACAAAAGCCTGTTTTAACTTTCGATGACAAAGAGTACGTAATCGAGGATATGACAGATGAACAAAAAGCACTTCTTAACCACATTAATGACTTGCAGAATAAGATGAACTCAATGCAGTTTAATTTAGACCAGTTAAGTGTTGGTAAAGATGCGTTCATAGAAAAACTTCGTGAGGCTCTTGCTGAAGATAAAGAAGAAGAAGCTGAAGCGTAAGCTATGATTATAAGGAAGTGTAGTCAAGGTAAACGAATTAGGTTACATCGTAACACAACTCCTAATGCTGTACGTGCTAAAACGTATGCTGATGGAACTGTCGAAACCTTGACTTACCCTTCTGCTGGTTATGATTATTTTGTTGAAGTAGATGGAAATGTTGTAAAGCGTTCTGATAGTTTTAAAACAATAGAAGAATATTACGTATCTAAATGTGAAGATAATTGCGATTATAGTCATGGAAGAATAATAGTAGGTAAACATCAAGTAATAGGTGGTATTGCTACTTTACAATCTGAGTTTCCTGATGAATCAAATACTAAAGCAGAGATAAAAGCTTGGTACGATATGAGAAGTATTTTATATGATGATAATGAAACTAAAACAGAATTATTATCTAGGATCGTAGAAAACTTTGGGGCAAAACACATAAAGAAATAATATGAAGAATCCTTTAGCAACATTTTACGGATGGCAAGTTAGTTCAGGAGCATTAGATGGGTGGACATCTTATCATTTAGCAGCTGGATTATTTATAGCAAAGGTAGCACAATGGTTGGGTGCATCAGATTTATGGGCAGTCTTATGGGTACTTATAATAGGTATTGCATGGGAAATATTTGAAGTGTACGTAGAAGGTACAGAAGAAACGTATGGTACAAAACAACGATGGGCAATTAATACTGCATCAGATATATTTGTTGAGGTAGCAGCTGCTTGGTGGATGGTATTGTGAACGAAGATCTAAAAGACTATATATCTATAATAGTATTCTTAATAATTGTTCTTGGTGGATTAGTGCTTATTGGGAGTTGTAATGGTGGGTGGTCTGTAGCAGGGATAGATGTATCTCCATCAGATTCTATTTATACAAATTTTATGATTATAGTAGACCAAGATAGTGTACAACATTGGTATGTAAGAACTACTGCTTATGGTGGAATACTTATTGGAGATAATTGGTGTCATAAACACGAACAATGGGAAACAGTAGAGAAAAAGTGAGTGAGAAATCGAAAACATATCGGAGTTATGGGGTTACAAAACTTGATGATAACTTTCGTATCAGTCTTAACATTAAGTGGCTTGGTCAAATTATTGTTGGAGTTGCTTTTATTGTGTTGGGATACTTACGCATTGAAAATAGACTTGGAGAGCTTGAACGCAGAATGGAACTTGCTGATAGTAGAATTTTAGAGCTTGTTGAAAAAAATCAAATAGAAGAACAAAAAGAACGTGAAGCGATGGAAGAACGTATTAGTTTTTTTGAAAAAGAATTAAATTTAAATCCGTTTTCATGGAAAAAAAGAAAGAAAAAATAAAAAATGGAATTTATGGAAGTTTACGCAGAAGGGGGTATGATCGCTGTCGTAGGGGCTTTGCTAGTGTATATGGTATTCTCTATGAACAAAAGAGGGTCTGTGCAGGAAGAAAATTTAAACGACCTAAAAACAGAGAACAGGGGTCAGAGTGAAACACTTGAAAATATGGAAGGTATGGTTATTAAGCTTATTAACCGCTGGAATCAGAGTGACGACAAGCTTGACAGAAAGTTTGATTCGATTACGAAGGAAATTAATGATTTGGACAATCAAGTATCGGAAATAAAAGGTATTATAAGTAGATTAAATGGAAAGGGATAGGAGTTAATATGCCAAAAAAGAAAGATCCAAGACTAGCTAGAGCAGGAGTGTCAGCTTTTAATAAACCTAAGCGAACTCCAAACCATCCTAAAAAATCACATGTAGTGGTAGCTAAAGTAGGAGACAAAGTAAAGACAATACGTTTTGGTCAGCAAGGAGCTAGCACAGCGGGAAAACCAAAAGCGGGTGAGTCTAGGAGGGTGAAAATGAAAAGAAAGTCATTTAAGGCTAGACATGCTAAAAATATTGCTAAGGGTAAGATGAGTGCAGCTTACTGGGCAAATAAAGTAAAATGGTAAAATAAAAAGGAGTATATTATGCCAAGAGGAAAAGGAACATACGGTTCAAAAAAAGGTAGACCGCCAATGAAATCAAAAGCAATGAGTTCAAAAGCACCTAAATCAGTTAAGGGTGTTTCTATGAATGGATTGACTGCTAGGCAAGCAAATGCTATGAAAAGACATTCACAACATCATACAGCTAAACATATTAGAGCTATGGCTACAGCCATGAAAAAAGGTAAAACTTTTGGTCAGTCTCATAAAATGGCTCAGAAAAAAGTTGGAAAGTAATGGCTAGGAAAGTTAGTTGGATGTGGGGCGGTAAGAAACATTACGGAACACTAATAAGAGAAACTAAAACGCATAAGTTTGCTAGGACAAAAAACGGTAAATTAAAAAAGATAAAAAAATAATGGCTAAGACAGCTAAAAAAACTAACGAGAAAATGTGGAAGAGCATTGTAGCTTCCGTAAAATCAGGTAGTGCTGGGGGTAGACCCGGACAGTGGTCTGCTCGTAAAGCTCAAATTGCTACAAAGCGTTATAAAAAAAGAGGTGGTGGATACAAAGGTGCTAAATCATCTAGTAATAGATTATCTAAATGGTCAAAACAGAAATGGGATTATGTCAGTAAGGGAGATGAAAAAAAGCCAAGAGCTAAGAGAGGGCGTTATTTACCTGAATCAGTTAGGAAAAGTCTCAGTGCCTCAGAGCGTGCAGCTACCAATAGGAAGAAGAGACAAGCTTCTGCCAAAGGTAAACAAAGAGCTAAGTATAGTAAAAAAGTAGCAAGGAAAGTTAGAAGGTCGTGAAATTGAATACAAATATATCTGTTGAAAATGTTATAACTATTTTTACTATGATATGTGCCGTTACACTAGCATTTGGCTTTATGAAATACGATATAGACGCTTTAAAGAAAGAATTACAATTTAAAGCAGATAAAGAATTAATAACTTATAAATTAGATGTAATGATGGAAGATATTGCAGAAATAAAAGAAATACTAAAGGAGAAAAAATAATGGAATGGTTATCGTTAAGCAATGCAGCATATTTAGCTGCTATTTTAATTGGTGGTTACATGAGTGTAGTTGCTGTAAAGTGGAGACCTATCTTAAAAGAATTTAAAGATGTAGCAGAAAAATATAATGAAGCTATGAAAGATGGAAAGCTTAGTGCGAAAGAAAAACAAGCTATCGCAAAAGAGAGTATGGACATCTTATCTGTGGCAATAAGAATGGTATGGGGAAAATAATTGCCAAAAAGGCTATATCAAATAAAAGATTTTTCAGGGGGACTGAATAATCTAAAAGATCCTGCCGACATAGCAGATAATGAAGTTGCAGATGTATCTAATCTAACCTTCACTAAACAAGGTGCAATTGGTGGTGCATTTAATATGAAAACCTCTAGCAATTACCTAGGAGATGCTTATCAGACAGCCGCTGGTGATCATATAGATCATTTAGAAGCTGGTTACGGACTAGGATATTTTGAGACAGACTTTGTTCGTGATGGTGTTACACAAGAAGTAACTACTGCTGACAATACAAATGATAGTGAAGATGGATTTCAACAAAATACAGGAACGAACGCACTTGAAATGAAAGTTAATGGTTCTTCTATTAATTTAACCACGTCATATCCTGTAGGTACTAGACTTCTTATAACAGCATCATCTTTTCCATCTAATTCAATAGATCCAAATGGTCAAGGTATATACACAGTTGTAGGTCATAGTGGTAATAATATTATTTTAGACAGAAATATTATTATATCTGTTGAGACAGGGCAAGTATATTGGGCGGCTACAGTAAAAGGGTTTGGAACTGGTGATAAAATATTATTACTTGCACATCCTAATGAACATAAAATAGATGTCTACTCAACAAATACAGCAGGTACAAATTGGGAGCAAGATAGTATTACACTTAGAGCTTCTTCTACTGGTGTAAATTCGAAAGTATTATATCACAAAATAGATGATTCTATTAGGTGTTTTGATACTGCTGATAAAAATGATTGTAAGGTTCAGTGGTATGGATGGATAAATAGAAGGCATTTTAAATTATTACCAGCACTATCTGGGTCTACAACTGATGATAATTCTTATTTAGGATATTTTGCAAAAGATAATACGTTATTACCTCCAACTGAAGATGATTTAACTTCAGCGTCAACTGCGACCCCTTCTAACTTTACAACTTACCCTGCTTCGGCTGGTACTGGATTTGAATTAAATGTTATATCCCATACAGACGTTGAGGGATTAATACCTTCGGGTGTTTATGAATTTGCGTCAACTTTTATTTATGATAAAAATCAAGAATCTTTGCCTTTTGCATACACAAATACCCATACAATATCTGATGCTAATAATTTTAAAGCATTATCTTTAAATGTATCAGCTAAATCTCCTTACGACCCTAGAATATCAGGTGGTAGAATATATGTAAGAGAAGTCGGTTCTGATGATGAATACATAATGCTTATAGATATTGATTTAACAAAAGGATGTAGGACTAATTTTTCTGATAATTATACACCTTGGCATGACGCTGGTAGTTCTCAATTTAATTGTCCAACTGCAACAGCCTCTGCAAATTTTGAAGTAAAAGACTTTGGATTTATCACTTATGAAACTATCAATGGATTTGCATCTAGTATATTTAGTAACGCATTAGGTGATCAAGGTGAGTTTTGGAAAGATTCTACTGTAGCTAACAATAGAGTATTTATATGTAATGTAACAATGAAAGATGAAGATTCTGGAACTAATAAATCTACAGCAACTGTTAAAAATTATCCTGATAGGATTATGTATTCTATGCCAAATAGGTTTGACACATTTCCTTCTTTTAATACAATAGAAGCTGCTAAAGGTGATGCTGACTACTATACAGCTATAGAGTCTTTTGCAGATAGAATATTAGCGTATAAACAGTATAGTTTAGATATTATAAACATATCTAGTCCTAGTGATGCTAATTGGTTTTTAGAAGATAGTAAGAACTATATAGGGGTAGAGTTTCATGGTGCAGTTGCTAAAACTCAATATGGTATAGTGTGGGTAAATAAACAAGGTTTGTATTTTTATGATGGTTCACAGATAAGAGATTTATCAGAAAATAAAATAGATGATAGTACGTGGCATAGCTTTGTAACAATAAATTCTATGATAATATATGATGAAGCTACTAGCCTAGTATACGTAGTTAAAAATTGCTCTAGTGATGGTGACGCTTATTTATACGATTTTAAAAAAGGTAACTTTACATTTTTAAAAGATTTTACACATGACGGTATTACAAATGTAGTGCACACTAATTTTTCAGACAGTACTAATGCTTTAGTAGGTACTATAGAAAGCACTCGTACTAGATTCTATAAATTACATAGAAATTTTCAATCTGTAGAGAATGTAAGATTTCAAACAAAAGATTTTGATTTTGGTAACGCATCTAGAGTTAAAAAAGTTTATGCGGTATATGTAACTTATCAAGAAACTGGTGGTAATTTAGAAGATACTTTTTCCCTTGTTGAAGATGATGGAACATCTCACACCTTAAACGGATCTATACCTCAAAATAGTGATGGTACTTATAATACAGTAAAATTAAACCCACCATCTCCAGTAACATGTAATAAAGTTTCTGTAAAGTTAGAAGTAGCTGGTGGAGATTCAAGCTTAGTTCAAATAAACGATATAAGTATTGAGTACAGAGAACTATATAAAAGATCTGGCTAATGATTAGAGAAGCAAGAAGAACACAAAATTCTAAGCAAGACAAGATACAGGTAGTAAAATCACAACCATCTGTTAACTCACTTAGAGAAGGTCAAGAAGTTATATATATAGCTAAGTCTAACAGACTAGAAAGATATAGAAAAGAAAAAGGTAGGTTATGGGTATCTTATATGGATACTGATAATAACTATACTGTAAACAAAGATTTAAATGTAGGTGGTGCTTTAACTGTAGATACTTTAGATGTTAAATCTAAAATAACAAGTTATAAAATTATTCCACATAATATGCAAGTAGATATTAATACAGATGAAGTATTTTTACCTTGGTTTGGAATAAAACAAGGATCTGATTTAACAGGAGTCTCATCTTCTTTTTTAGCTCCTTATTCAATGACATTAAATAAAATAATGTTTAGAGTTCCTACTATAGACTCAAATCCAACCGCTAACTTAGCTATTAAATTATATAAAATGGATGATGGAGATGCTGTAACTGATGTAGTTTCAAGAGCTACTCATCAAGATACTTTAGTAGAGAATACTTTTTTTGTTGTAAATGAGTCGGATTTTGATAATAATCCTAAATTTGAAATGGGTGATAATTGCGGTATTTCTATTGAGGCATTTTCAGATTATGGAGGTACAATAGTATGGAAGATTACATCGGTTTGGAAAACAGAAATACTTATTTAATATGTGTGTTATAACATATTTATTCTTAAATTCAAAGGAATTTTACCATGAACAATCCAAATAATTTATTAAACATGATGCAGACTGGTGGTTTAACTAGTACTGCTGGTGGTACTGCTCTTGCTAGAGCTTTGCAAAGACAATCAGATATAAGAAAGTTAGAAAGGCTACAAAGGAAAGAAGCTAGAAGGCAAAAAAGAGGTAGTTTATTTGGTAGTATTGGTAGTCTTGCTGGTGGTTTATTAGGTGCAGCTCTTGCTCCTGTTACAGGTGGGGCTAGTTTAGCTCTAGCCGCTGGTTTAGGAGCTGGATTAGGAAAAAGAGCAGGTGAGGGAATTGGTGCAGGTAAATCTAAAAAATATGATAGTTCTGGTACTGTATATGGACAACAAGCTTTTAGAGATGTAAATCAAGCAAGTCGTGACTATACTAGAGGTATGGGTGAAAGAGCTTTAGTCTCTGGTCTTCAAGCTGCTCTTACTGCTGGTTTATCACCCGGTGGTGGTATGTATGGTAAGGTCGGTGGGAGGCTTAGAACATTACCTTCGACAGGGGGAGTAGCTCCAGTAGCTACTTCTGTAGCTAAAGTAAGTCAAAATCCAGTTACAAGTTCTTTGTTTTCTGATTTAGGTGCAAGCCCACAATCAAATAGTTTGTTTAATATTCCAACTTCATCTTTTACTCCTAGTGGAGCTGGAGATGTATCTGGAGTTGGTTCTCCTCAAATAGGATATAACCAACCACTATTAAATTTGTTTGAAGATGGTGGTTTAGCGGGTTATCAAGATGGTGGCTTTACGGTTTCTGGTATTTTACAACAGCAAGGTTTAGATCCAACTGAAGATCAATTAATGCAATTTCAAGCTTTTGATCCTACGCAAATACAACAAGCTAAAACAGGTGCAGAGCAAAGTTTAATGTCTATGACTGGTGGTATGGGACTATCTAGTGTTGGTGGTGGATTTGGTGCGAAACAAAGAGCGGCAACTTCTGCTATAGGTGCTGGTCAAGATATGATTGGTGATGTTACAGAGCAAGCACAAAAAGCGTTTGAATCGCAAACACTTGGTACTGCTGCTGATTTAATAAATCAAGAGGTTGAGTTTGCTAAAAAAGGAACGTCAAGTCAAGATGATCCTATTTATGGGCAGTTTGATAGACCTCCTCTTGAAGATCCTAATTGGAATCCACCAGAAAACGCTACAAATGGCATGCCCTATGATTTCAATGGAGTTAGATATGTTTTTGATCCTCCTAATTGGGTAACTGAAAATCAATACGAGTCCGATTTAGAGGATTATTACGATCCTTACGGCTAAAAGTGTAAGTATGGCTAGAAGAAGTATATATAGTAGAAGACAATCAATGCCAGCGGGTACTTATGAAACTCCATTAGCTGATTTTCTCGATGCACTACCACAATATGTTAATCAGTATCAGCAGAACCAGTTAAGGATGAAGCAATATGAGGATAGCGTAAAACAAAGAGAGTATAATAACGAATTAAATTTATATAGGTTATTACCAGATGAAGTAAGATCTGAGGCAATGAGTAAATCTGAAAATGAAGACATAAGTCAAATAGGAACTAAAGCAGTTAATAATAATAAAGCATTTTTAGATCAGTTAAACTTTACAGATATGAGTAAATCTGACGTTGAAATGTTAGATTATTATGATAATTTATTAACATCTCCAAATGTTGCAGGTAATACAAAAAGAGAAAATCAAATTAAAAATAAAATTATATCTCAACAAAATAAAATTAAAAAAGAATCTATTGTAAAATATTACGATGATAATCCAGATAGTAAGTTTAAAAATATAGATTTACAAAGAGCACAGTATGAACCAGATGAGGTTATAAAAGATTTAAATGATAGAACTTTAAAATCTATAAGTAATGAATTACCACCTTTGGGGGCTACCCTTGAAGCCTTATCTAAAATGTTAACTACAAAAACACAAGAAAAAAGACTTTATAAATCTGCTATGACAGCACAAGAAGTTAATGATTTAACTACTGAAATAGGGAATATAGAAAGCAGAATAGAGGAATTAACAGGTTTAGGAGAACCTAGACTTAGACTTCCTAAATTTACCTCAACTAAACAAGAATCTACTAAAAAAAGTATTCCCGGTTTTTAATTGATGTATGAAAGAGAACTTACAATCACTTTATAATACTGTTTCTCAAGAATACGACATTGGAACTTATGATTCCTTTAGTAAAAGCATGCAAGACTCTTCTAAGCGTAGGGTTTTTTACGACTATCTCAGTGAAGAATATCAACTACCAGACTATGAAACTTTTGAATTAAAAGTATCATCTCCAGAGCCATCTATAGATTTAAATGAAGTGGTTACAAGTACGGATGAGCCAGATACGGGTTCTTTTAAACAGATAATATATGAATCTGTAAAACAACAAGAAAATAGTGTAGCAAAAAACAATCCTTATGGTGTGAATATGCCTAGGAAAAAAAGCAATGCTGATAGATTAGCAAGCTTAGGTGGTAAGCTTATGGCTGGTAGTCAAACAT